GTTTACAAACGCCACACAAACTTTGCGATGGAAACTATCGAACAAACTGTCAACGGTACTGCCGCGAACTCGGGTCGCGTTTCCGTGACTGTCGCCAGAAACGGTGATTTGATCGGTGACATGTACATCGAATTATTGAACTCTGCTGGGAAGCTCAGTTCCGGTGCCTCTGATGGTGCCGCTGCCGCTACCTCGTTTGCCGGGTGGGTCGCCGAGCGTGCGATCAAGTCCGCTGAATTGTCCATCGGTGGTCAAAGAATCGACAAACACTACCAAAGATGGTGGAGATTGTACTCCGAGTTGTACTTGGACGAAGCTAAGAGAATCAACTACGGTAAGATGACGTCCTCGACTCTCAAGGACGTGGGTACCGTTTACTTGCCACTCGTCTTCTTCTTCAACCGTAACCCAGGATTGGCCTTGCCATTGATTGCCTTGCAATACCACGAAGTCAGAATTGACTTTGACTTGGCGTCCAACTTTGACAAGTACTTGAACACTTCCACTTTCAAAGTGTGGGGTAACTACGTGTACCTCGACACTGAAGAGCGTAGACGATTCGCGCAAAAGGGTCACGAATACTTGATCGAACAAGTTCAGCACACTGGTACCGATACGGTCACCAAGAATGCGACCAAGCAAGTCAGATTGTCCTACAATCACCCAGTCAAGGAATTGGTCTGGTGTGTTGCGGATGCGGCGTCCGATGATGCCCAAGGTATGTACGATTTGACCAGTGCGTGCTCACAAACGTCTATTGATTTCGTCACTGTGCCAAACGCGCAGTCGAACACATACATCTCTGCGAACCAATTTGGTTGCCCAGCCTTGGATGTCAAGTCGGGTCTCTCTAAAGTGTTCTCCGAACAAGTCCTCGGTAACTTGGACACGTTCAAATTGGTCCTTAACGGCCAAGACAGATTCAAGGAACAACAAGGTAGATACTTTAACCAAGTTCAACCATTCCAACACCACTCCGGTAACCCATACGCGGGTGTTTACTCGTACTCGTTTGCGCTTAAGCCAGAAGAGCATCAACCAACTGGTACCTGTAACTTCTCCAGAATTGATAACGCGCAAGTCGCCATCAAGTGTGCCAACGTCGGTACTGCCAACAAGAACCTCGACATGTTCGCGGTTAACTACAACGTTCTCCGCGTGCAATCCGGTATGGGCGGTCTCGCGTTCTCCAACTAAACGTGTATTAAACGTTTACTAGCAAATAAATAAAATTTAAAAAATATATACAAATAAAATTTAGATTTTAAAATTTAGAACAAATTTTAAAGTTTAACCTTAAAATACTTTTGTATTTTTTCGAGTATGTACCAGTTCGGTTCAAGTTTACCCGTTTCGATCATGTTTATAGTATCTAAAGTTTCGCCTATTCTATGTGCAAGCTCAACTTGTGCGTGACTTCTTTGTATACGTAAAAGTTGTATTCGTTTACCTATTGGTTCTGACATATTGATAATGATTAGAGTTTAACACCTAAAATTCTACGCAGTTTTTGCATTATTTTAGGGTCCGGAATTGATTTACCCAATTCGTACGACGAAATTATGTATGAAGATACGTTTATGAGATTAGCAAGATCTTTTTGTGTATACTGTTTTGCGACACGTGCCCGTTGGATTATTAAACCCGTTTCTTTACTGACTTTTTTGTGTGTCCCTAACTCAGTTTCATCAAGTTTTTGTTCAGGTGATTTACCTGAATATTGACCCCGTTTCGGTAATTTGATCTCTTGACCCATGAACTTGACGTATTTTTCCTTTTCTTTTTCTTTAGTAACACTTTTACCATGTATGGTAAATTCATCCCAATCTTGGCGGAACATGTTTTATATTATAAATACTTAAAATTCTAAGTAGTGATACAAATATAATGAATTTTATAGTTGGAATATTAGTAACTTTAATTATACTTGGTATTATTGTCTTATCACTTTTCTGTCCAAAATCGTGTTGTGATGATGATACTCAAACTAAAAGATAAAGAATTACGTACGTATTATGTTAATGAAAACTGTATACACATTTTTATTAATTTTTGGAACTGTGGGTGGTTCGTATGTATTGTTTAATCCTGTGGTTAAATGTTACTATTACTTGTTCCCATATAAACGAGAACACGTTGTTGAAATATAAAGTTTAAACCTATGTATATAATAAATGATTGAAGCGTACACGGACGGAAGTTGTTTGGGTAATCCCGGACCCGGTGGATGGGCGTATCTTATAAACACGAACCCTAAAATTGAAGATAAAGGTGGCAAAGAGATCTCAACGAATAACGTTATGGAAATGACTGCAATAATAAAAGTTTTAGAAAAATTTCTAGAATTGGGACATATGACCGTTCGTATTTTTACGGATAGTAATTATGTACGCTTGGGTCTAACGGAATGGTCTAAAAATTGGGAACGTAACGGTTGGAAAACATCTAAAGGTGGTGACGTAAAAAATAAAGATGAATGGGTAAAAATGGTTGAGTTAATGCGTAAATTTGATATAGTCGATATTAAATGGGTTAAGGCGCATAACGGAAACGTAAACAACGAGCGTGTTGATACACAGGCACGAGAATATGCTTATTTATTTTCTAAGAAATAGTAATGGGAGGTAACACACCAGTACAACACCACTGGTGTCCAAAACAGGAAAAACTCCTAATAGGATGGGCTGAAAAAGCTGCCGGGTACCGATGGCTCCATAATTATTCACGCATGTTTTATAAGAAACAAAACGACTGGTTATCGTACCCGTGTATAATCATATCGAGTATTACAGGTGTTGGTGGTTTTGCAGTTTTAAGTCCTAACGATCAATCCATGTCAGACTCGAAAAAACAACAAATAATAGCGGTCCAATACTTTTTTGCATTTTTAAACGTACTCGCAGGTATACTTACATCGGTTTCCAAATTTAATAATAGTACGAAAATGATGGAAACACATTCAGCAATGTGCATTCAATGGTCTAAATTTTATAGAAACATTGAGATGGAATTATCACTGGAAAGCGAACATAGAGGTGAAGTCAATGAATTTGTGACGAAGTGTAGACAAGAATACGATCGTCTTTTAGATGATTCACCCGACATTCCATCAAACTCTATAGATATGTTTAACATGACATTTCCCGACAAAGAAAATAAACCTGACGTGTGTAATGGGTTAAACGTTATAGGAACAAACCTTGGTGGTAGTACGGATAGTGAATACGGTAAACGCAAAATTGTCAAATGGTTAGCTAAATCTAGGACAAACACACCCGATATAGAAACAGGTAGAAAAATGAGCATGGAATTATCGAGTAGTGATTTACAGTCTCATTCAACTACGCAACAACATAAAGGTAAGAGGTGATAGAAGAGTACGAATGATTGAATACAAAGAGTACGTTTTACGATTAGTAAAAGTCGCGTTTGGCTTAAAGTTTATGGTTGATGTATAAATATGATCCTATAGCTCAGTTGGTTAGAGCGCGGTGCTTATACACTACTAGGTATACCTAAGTGACTTTAGTGTCACAAACGCAACGCCGAGGTCGCGGGTTCGACCCCCGCTGGGATCACACCTACTTTTTAACGTGTTAAAGATATACCACGTTAAAAAGTAAATGATTAGAGTTTCTTCAGTTCCCCCATCACCCGAAAACAAACGTAACCAAATACGTAAGAACATTCTCGACGGTACGTATAGTAAAAAGATAAATATTGCGTTTCAAACGTTTGATAATCCGCGTCTTCAGTTCAGGTTTTCTGAAGCACTCGACGAAGCGGATGAAAAGTGTTACGTTTCGGGAACATCAGAGGAGTGTTTTGCGGCATGGCAGGAAGTTGATGAATTGGAAGATTCGATGATGCGTCTCGGTGTAGAAGTATTTCAAAACTATAGTATGCGGTACGGATCTCTCCTTCGACGAACATTCAAACTTAGATGGAACGTTCGTAACGTTGAGGACCATCACGTCATACCAAAAGAGTTTAAGAGTCATCCGATTATTGAAAAAGTTAAGTATGATATCCACGCGAGTGATAATATAATCATGATGCCGCGTGAAATTGGTAATTTACGTGAGAATAGACTTACACACAGAGGTAATCATAAAAAGTATAACGAATATGTCGGTAACGTTCTAAATTCGATGGAAAATACTGATATATCCGAACCGGAATTTAAAAAGTTTGTTAACTTTTTAAAAGATGGGTGTCGGTTTCGTCCACAAGATATACCATGGTAGGTAAGATTAGCTTAAAGAATACATGCATCATATATACGGGGAGCTATTGTCATATAGTGGTAAGTATCTTGGACTTTGAATCCAATCACCTAGGTTCAAATCCTAGCAATAGCTTGTATATGATGCCGTGGCCGAGTGGTCTAAGGCGCCAGATTAAGGCTCTGGTTCGAAAGAGCGCAGGTTCAAATCCTGCCGGCATCACCGTGCGATAGCTCAGTTGGTAGAGCATTG